TTTGTTTCTCCTAATTGAGTTGATTTCAGTTTAGATTTCATAATAAAACCCAATTAGGGTGGTTTAGTAATCTACGAATTAAATTCTTTCATAGTGTTTCTCCTTTGTTGTAGTAGGTATTCGACTCCAAACATGCACAACCTGAGAAGGTTTTTTATCGGTTTTACCAGCATGTTCCGTGGCTAATATAGTAATTCATGAGTTGTCTCGGTTACTCTCATGGGTGAACTATAACGTCGAATGAGTGGTGGCCCAAGCGGGATTCGAACCCGCGACCGTGAGTTTTAGAGACTCGCGCTCTTACCAAGCTGAGCTATTAGGCCGTATTAGAACAGGATCATCTTTTCGCTATATCCGAGCTATTGATTGCTGAACTGATCCTAAAAATACAGAGTGCGCTAAATATATGATTGCACAACGCATATACTTAGACAAATATTACTATTTTAGTAAAGAAAAATACAATTTTTCATCGTCTGCATTTGTAAGAGTTAACTTACTATGCTTCCAATTTGTTTCCGATATAAATTCTTTAAAAGATTCTTCGTTATATATCTCAAATCTAGGATTTAACCACCTATCAGCAATTTCTTCATCACTTAAGTTCGAAATGTCTTCAAATCCATAGTTGCTGTTAAAAAAATTCTTTACTTTTTGAACATCAAACCCATTTATTAAAAAGTAACTTGCGTATTTCTTCTTAGAAAGCCTCTTGTTTTCGTGATACACGAAACCTACGAACTCTCTTTTACACAGTTTGTAAGCGTGATTGGCAAAAATCTTTGGATCTTTTGTGTGATGCATTACTCCAGTTGCAACAATATAATCAAAATCCGTTTCTTTATTATATTCTTCAAATTCACAAGTTGTAAACATAATATTTTTTATATCGAATTTATCTGCTATATTCTTTGCGGTTTCTAAACTCGATTCTGAAACATCAATTGCGTGTATCATGCTTTCTTTATTATTCTGTGCTATTAAGATAGCCTGAACAGTACCACAGCCAGCTATACATATTTTTTTATTTACCAGATTAATAGGTAATGATTTATCGTATAGTTTTTCAATACCATAATCCAAATATTTATTCGGGTTTGGGTACTGATACTTTTCATAAAATTCTTTAATAGTGTCCATGCAACATAAGGTCCATATTTAATTTGGTCGGAGTGACAGGATTCGAACCCACGACATCTTGGTCCCAAACCAAGCGCTCTACCAAACTGAGCTACACTCCGTAATCTTTATTTGTTTGCGAGGTAGTAACGAACTACCGCCATGTCAACTTCGTCAAGCGGCTTACCGGCCCAGGCGGCACCGACAGCCGCAACTTTTTCCGAAACGCGCGCGAGGTTGTTCGCAATCATGTCGTTCTTATGAACGCGAGCCATCTCGGACATGCCGTAGGCGATCTCTGCGAGTTTCGAACCGTTGATCTTCATGGTGGCCTCCTTGCCGTTCCTTATATTATCAATCTATACTGATTCGACAAGAATGTCAACCATTATTTTTGGCGGGTGGCACAGAAATCGAATCTGACAGACTTGCGCCTGCGCATCGCTTTCCAGGCGAGCCCTAGCCCCAGCTAGGATTACCACCCCATATTGGCGGTGCGCCTGAGAGTTGAACTCAGTGAACCCTTGCGGGTTCTACGGATTAGCAATCCGCTGCATTACCGTCCTGCCCGCGCACCATTATTCTTCATTAGTAGCTCTGTAGAAATCGTCCATCTTCTTTTCTTGAAGAGTCTTTTGGTCCCACCACTTACGCGGATCTTCATATAAAGAATTTTTAAAAAGAATTTTTTGTATATTCAAAACTGGTTTAATTAAAAACTTCATAGGTCACCTTATATCGATCAATTCCTGCAACATCGAATTATTTGATCTAGTTGATATGAGATTGCTAACAGATAACGCGAGGTTAACTATTATTATGAACGGTAATAGAACTGACCAAATCTTTTTTAACATATATTCTTTCGTAGTATTTAACAGAATGTTTGGGGAAAAGCCAGATTTCTCTGACTGGCACCTTGCCATACTCCCCATCAAAGATACACAGAGTTCGTCCTTTAACGTCACTAAGCGCTTAGTGTGGATATAACGAGTTATCGCTGTGTACCTATGGTGTGGAGTACTGGAATCGAACCAGTAGTTGTTGTTTAGTTGCTGTAAATATTCTAAATTTTTTGGTAAGACAAAAGCAATTTATGCAAGGATGTCGTACGCGTTATGACTAGGATGATACCCGTGTTTTTTAGAAAATGCTAGAAAAGAATCACGATGATCATCTTTTATTTGATTATACTCATCAACCCATCCAGAGAGACGCTTGGATGGGTTTTCATTCCAACGATGTTTGTATTGTGACAGTGAATTAGACAAAACTTCAAGCCGCTTAACATGTTTGTCAACAGCCGATTGTTCTGTCATATATTCCTTAAGCGTTTTCATACAGATAGCTCCTAACATGTAACTAGGATTATTTATATAATTTATTTTGGTGCCCATGGAGGGACTCGAACCCCCAACATACGCGTTCTAAGCGCGCCGACTCTACCAGTTGGCCTACATGGGCAGTAATGGTGCGGAATGAGAGGGTCGAACTCCCGGCCAGATGCGTGTAAAGCACCTGCTCTACCACTGAGCTAATTCCGCAATGTATGGCGGTCTTGACGGGTTTTGATCCCGCTGCCTTCGGCGTGACAGGCCGACGCTCTCCCAATTGAGCTACAAGACCAAATATGAATACGATGGAATAGTGAGCGACGGTAGCGACCCGTACCTCTTGCTAGTTTATGTGTTAAGACAACCAAGACTCTAACACAACCATCGTAATTTGGTGGAGGTAACCGGGATCGAACCGATGACATTCTGCTTGCAAAGCAGACGCTCTCCCAACTGAGCTATACCCCCAAATAATAACAGGATCGTTTTGTCCGCTAAGACTATCATAACATTTTAGCGTTTTGGTTTGCTGAACCGATCCTTTAACTTTGGCGGAAGCGGTGAGATTTGAACTCACGGAACGTTACCGTTCGGCAGTTTTCAAGACTGCAGGCATAAACCCCTCGCCCACACTTCCTTTATTTTGGCGGTCCCTGAAGGATTCGAACCCTTAAATGGTAAAAGTTCTGCATCCTTCTATTGAGAATAGTTATGAGTAACACCTTCTTCGTCTATCCAAGGTATTGGATCCGGTCTAAACCATTTTATGTTTAATTCATCCAAACGTTTTGCTAGTTTCAATTCCCAGGAAGAGTCTAATAACACTCCTTTATATTCAACAACACCTTTTCGCAATCTTCTATGAGTGGAAGTTAGAGCTTTTTCTTTCAAAAGTTGTTTAGTTTCTTTAGTATGTTTTTTACCAGTTGACGCTAAGCGTAGCTTTTCCTTTGTTTCGTTTGATAGAACAGCTCCGTAAGTGTACTGGTTATTAAAATTCTTTTTAGCAGCTCTAGCTTTTGACAAATCTTTATTATACTGATTTCTCTTAGGATTAAGATCGCACCACCTACTATGATTAGCTATATCTTTTTTATCAAACTCTCTTTTACAGTGTTTGCAATTTGTCATAAGAAATCTCCTTTAAGACAAAGATGGTTTTTGGCGAACCCGGTAGGACTCGAACCCACGACCTGAGAATTAGAAGTTCCCTGCTCTAAATCCAGCTGAGCTACGGGTCCGTCAAAAACCATCTTTGATCTATTTATAATTTCTTAAACTTAGGCAGTTGCTCTATCCAACTGAGCTAAGGAACCAATGTGTTCGGCTCTACCGGGTACTAAGCCGGCGATTTAACTGCATTTAAGACGGGCAGTACCATATTTTGGTAGGACTAAAGAAATAATTTTGGTAGGCCCGCACGGACTTGAACCGCGATCGGCTTTCTTATGAGGAAAGTGACTTAACCAATTAGTCGACAGGCCCACTAAGATTATTTCTTTCTGTTTTTCGCGCTTTCAGTCATTTTCTTTTTCGTTTCTTCTGATATTACTTGTGATGCACGCGCGGCTTTTATTTTCATTTTTGTTTCATCAGAATGTTTTCTCCCAACCATTTTATTAGAAATGGATTTCTTTTGATCTTCTGATATATTACAACCTTTATTCCAAACATTCCCATTTTCGTAGTATTTTTTGAGATCATCACTTATCTTTTTTCTATGATCTTCAGAACCATTTATCTCTTTCATGTAATAGCCGTGCTGTTTTCCCTTAAAGTGAGGGCCGCCTTCTCCGCCAATACCTGCGTTATATGTATCTTTTCTTAAAACAAAATCTTCTGTGATAAGTTCTTTTTCCTTTTCATTCATTTCTAATTCTGTTTCAAAAATAAAAAGAACCTCTTTGGCAAAATTTTCTTTACCATGTTTTCTTATAGCAGCCTTTATGAGTTTGCCAGAACCCAGATAAGAATCATTTAGGTTTTTTGTTTGATGTTTGCCTATGTAGATTTTACCATTGAGTAAGTTGGTAACTTTGTAAATCGTATAAAACATATGAATCTCTCCTTTGAATTTATTTATACAAATGAAGATTTCATAGCGGGGGGCTCTAACCAATTGAGCTAAGGTCCCAATTATGTTTACAGTATATACTGATTCTACTATCATGTCAACTGTTATTTTGGTTGCGGAGAGTGGCGCTCGAATCCACCAGATTACCGGTTTATGAGACCGGCGACTAACCATCTTGTCCTTCCCGCTTCAGTTTGCAATTATTAATTATTTTTTAAAATTTTTGAAAAAGTCACATGCGATTTTGGATAACCGCTTTCTTTAACAAATTTTCTAATTGACTTTATTTCGCTGTTGTGATACTTTTCTATCCAATATGTATTTTCTATATTCATATCTTCAAATTTAATTTTATTGTAGCATTCTTTACACATTTTTACATCTGAAGAAACCTCAGGAATTGTATTTTTCTTTAGGGAATCAGAAATTTTCTTTTTCGTTTCAAAAGTATGATGCCCACCTTTATTCCAAGGAGTTTTTCCTTTATTAGCGGCTGAAATTTTCTTTTTAGTATTAGGTTTGTGGTTTCTTCCTAACCAGATAGAGCCAGTTTCATCAATGCGTTTTTTAACTCCGCGTGATATGTTTTTTGATGTTTTTGTCGCCCATTCTAGGTCGTTTTCTCTAAGAAATTTTTGCGTTTCACGAGCTTTTTCGAGATTGCTTTTTGTGTTTGATGTTCTTCCATTCATACCATAAAGGTTTTTACCTAACGAATTTATATAACCCCAGCCGCCTTTACCACCTGGGCATAGATTATAGTTAGTGTCTTCTTTTGTGAATTCTTCTGTCACTAACTCGGCTTCTTTCGAATTCATATCGGCTTCGTTATCAAAAACAAAAAGTATTTCTTTATTGAAATTGTCTATTCCATATTTTCCAATAGATCTTTTCAGATGTTTACCAGAACCCATATAGCCATCTTTCAAATCTTTCGTTTGATGTTTACCAATATAGACTTTGTTATTGATCTTGTTAGTTACTCTGTAAATTGTGTAGAACATAAAATGTACCTATAGTTTTATTCTTTCGATACTATTTATACATTTTATGTTCTCTATGCTCCCTGACGTGGGCTCGAACCACGGACCCGATGATTAACAGTCATCTGCTCTACCAACTGAGCTATCAGGAATAAACTCTTTGTCCATTGTACACCCGCAACGGACTAACGACTTGATAGGGTGACCCTCAGACTGAGTAGTTGAACTTCTGACATCTTTTAATGTTCAAC